GGGTGAATGTTGCGCATCTCTGATGGCAGACCACCTGTGGTGCGTGGCGCATAAATGTAGGCGTTGCCGTGTATCGCGAGAGCGAGCATGGTCTGATGTACGAACTCAAACATTGTTTGATGCGCGTTCGGTTTGATCAGCACAGATGGTGTTGGTAGTCGCTCGATGCGACCGGCGCGTTGTCTCGTCAGTTCGAGTGGCATAGATGCGATCGAGTCTGCGAGAAGATTCGTTGCGCCTAGCAGAGCAGATGATGCGAACGCTGTGAGTTCGGTGACTATCTCACCAGACCAGTTGTTGAAGTATGGTCGAGCCGTGATCTGATATGGGTCGATAGATGTCGGCAGTGCGCGACGCTCAGTGTTTCGCCACAGACTCATGCGAGTAGGCCGCCGAGTAATATCAGACCGACACCTGCAGTGATCACTGCGAGTGGCAACCAGATCATAGATACACCGATGACGATCAGTGCACCGCCGAGAATCTCGATGGTCGTCGTCACAGTATCTTTAGTCATGCCCATACCTGCACAATGTTAGGCGATATCACTGCAGTTTGTCTCAGTGTCGCTCTATCTAGTGCCATCACGAGTGCGATAGCAGCGTCGATCTTACGCTTCGATTTACCTTTTGACAACCGCCAGCCTTGATCTGTCATACGCTGTGCAGCCGACAACACCTGATCGGTGAAGGTAGGTGCACCATCATGCGTGACTTTCTTGTTGATGATCATCTCGTATGCGTGACCGCATGCAGGAATCATGCGCTGACTCGACTGTGGAAACTCGACCATAGGAAGACCGTCATCAGCCAGATGCTCTGCTGATCTCTGAAAGTATGCAGGGTCATAGACGATCTCTTGCACTGTGTATCGCATGTGTAGAGAGCGCAGATACTGCTCGACACCTGCGACATCGACACCTTCGTCTCTCGGTTGCCATATCTGTGCGCGTGTCACGGTCACACCGTCAGCCTGTGGCTGTGCGATGACGACTGCAATCGAGTCGTGTTTCAGTGCCATGTCTAGGCCGACGAACACTGGCAGAGAATCATCGAGTGCCCGATCTGATGTGCACGCTTCCCAAGCCCCTGCAGGTAGCCAAGATTCCTGTGTGCGTACCCACTGATTCAGTCGCCATCTTCTAAAGGCCGCTTCATCTGTCTGCTTCATCGCGGTGCGCATGTCGTCGATGTCGAGCAGACGCTCGTGCAGATTCGGATTGCAGACACGCCATGCTGACTCGTCGCCGATCGCACAGTCTGCCGGTGCTTCCCACCACCAGAAGCCGAACGATGGGTCGTCGATCTCACCTGCTGCGCACTGCTTGCCGTACTGATACAGGCGACCTGCCACAGTGTCTAGGTCATAGCCTGCAGTCGTGATCGAGACGATGAGCGGCTCTAGTCGTGCACCTGAGCCGAGAGTCATCTGATCATAGAGATCGCTCGTGCTCTGATTCCAAAGTTCGTCAAATAGCACAAGTGACGGATTTAGACCAGCCTGACCTTTGAACTCTGATGAGAGTACGCGCAGGATAGAGCCAAAGCGTGGCATCTCGATAACATCGCGGTACACCTTGCACTCGGCGGCGAGTATCGGCGACGACATCACCTGAGTCTTTGCTTCGTTGAATATGATGCGAGCCTGCTGACGGTCGCCTGCGACGACATAGTTCTCTGCACCAGACTCACCAGCGATCAGACCATAGACAGCGATCGTCGAACCCATCAAAGACTTGCCGTGTTTGCGTGGCAGACCTATGAGTGCGCGACGGTAGCGCAGACGGCCTTCAGGTGTGCGCTCGAATAGTGCACGCAGAAGCCACTTCTGCCATGTGGTGAACTGTAGCGAGTCACCGGCTCTAAACCCTTTGAGAACTAGGAAGTGTTCGCGAGCAAAGTCGATGATCTCGTCACCGTCAGTGGTCTTGCAGAGTCGCGGTGTGTAGTAGGTCGGCTGCCACCTAGCCGTTGGCTGCATTCCGTTTCGCTTCGATGCGTCGCCTGATCTCTGAGAACTCATGTTGTTTCACTTCCCCTAATCCAAGACTCGCTCGATCAGTAGGCGAGAAGCCTATCTGACTGAGCACACTGGTGATCTGTCTGTCGATCTCTCGCAGGCCGCGACGCTCGCGCCACGCAGTCGCATCAGTAAACACGACCTGTCGCAACACGCTGCGCTCGTCAGTCATCTCGCATGCCATGAGAACTAGATCACCGTCGAGCGACGGCCTGAGCCATGCCGCGCCAGAAGTCCACACTCGTTGCCATAGTGCCCGACCATGCTGACCGAGTGGTCGATGCGGCTCAGGTATCTGAGACGCAAGAGATGGCAGTGCAGTGATCGTCGCCTGCGACGGCAGTTTGCGACCGCCGACATTACCGAGCCGCCGCTTCTGCTCTACAGGCTTTGGCCGACGACCAGAGTTCCTACCACCCACCTGATGCCGCCCACTCAGACGCGATGACCGTCTCTCTCTGCAGGCTCTCTCTCAGCCATCTGGCTGACATCGCAAGAAAACGCGATATTTCGCTGATATGTGCGCGAATCTCCGCAGATGTAGACCCCCCTATCTGGCTGCAGAAAAATCGGGTCGCGGTGCGTCGTGCGTGTGTGATTTGCGCGGCTCGATTTATTTTTCTGCGTGCGGTGTGGTCGAGTGTCATGTTCGGTTGCCCTTCCTGATATTACATGACCTGTGGGCTGCTGCGAGTGGTGATAGGCGGTTGCCTGCGATGATGTGGTCTGCTGTAAAGGGGTCGTCTGGTCGTGCGCCTAGTCCGCAGATGTGACAGGTGGTGGCTGTCTCTCTGATGTGTTGTGCTCGTCGTCGATAGTCGCTGTCATAGAGCGAGTCGTGCTGACTCTGGCAGGTCTCGCATCTGGTGATGCGTGTGGTTAGTGTGCCACAGTTTAGGCATGGCCGTCTGATGGTCATGTGCCTGTCTGCCAGTGGTCTGCCATCTCTAGATCGCCGCATCTGATGGCTGCACGCTTTGGGTCGCCTTTGACGAACACGAGAACATTCTGGTGCATCTTCACCATCTTGCGTGTGCCGCGCATGTATGGGGAAGCCATCATCGCGCCTGTGCCTACCATCTGCACCAGTATCGCTTCGTTATATAAGTGTGCGCCGGTGGCGAGTACAGCGTCGATGGTCTGGCTGACGAAGTTGTGATAGTAGCCTTTCTTGTCTCGGTAGTCGCCGACGACTAGGCAGGCGAACGAGTCGTCTCGTAGCAGGCTCATGGTCTCTGCGATGATGTGTCTGTATGCGTCGATGAAGTCGTGATCTGTCATGGCTGATAGGTCGGCAGGGTCGTCGCTGTATCTTTCGAGTGAGCCGTATGGTGGGCAGGTCAGTATCATGTCGGCGCGTGTCGAGCCGAGTAGATCGGTGATGTCGGTGCTGTCGCCGACTATCCATGTTGGTCGTGGTAGGTCGCCTGTGATCATGCTGTCAGCCTGCTTCTCGTTGGCTTCGATCTGCTCTGGTCTCAGGTCGATGCCGTAGTAGGTGCGACCGAGTACCGATGAGATGATGCCGCGTACTGAGCCGCCTGCGAACGGGTCAATGATCGTGCCGTCTGCCGGTGAGAACCAGCGCACCAGCATCTCGCAGAGTACAGGGTCGAAGATAGATGTGCCGTTGGCTAGGCGTGTGTCAGGGTCGATCATGCCGTGCTCGATCATGTGCTTCGTCTGTATGGCTAGGTCTGCGTCTCTGCCGATGTCTGACTCGATGCCCTGTGCTATCCACTTCTGCTTGCGTTGTTGCCAGTAGCCCTGCCGTGTGTCGAGCACGGTGAACGGTGGCACACCGAACTGGTCGGTGAGTGATGGTCTGTCTGTGCTGTCACCGATCTCTTTGATGAGATCGTCTAGTGCGTCGCCGTCGAATAGTGTGCCGTCGAGACCTAGATCGGTGGCCGCTAGTTCTTTGAGTAGGTCGCTGAGTGCGCTGTCATCGTATGTGGCGAGATCGTTTGCACGGTTATCGACTAGCAGTATGCGCAGAGCCTGCTCGTCGTCGCACTCGACATGTGTGACTGCTATCTGTGACCAGCCGAGTGATCGTGCAGCCTGATAGGTGTGATTGCCTGCGAGTATGTAGCCCGTTGATCGTTGCACGACGATAGGCCGATATTGGCCGTGCGCTGCGAGACTGGTGCAGATCGCGCCGATATCACCATGTCTGATGTTGCGTGGGTGTGTCGATAGGTCACTGATGCTGACTGCTAGGTGACTGATCTCTGGTCTGATGTTCATGATTTGCTTGCCCTGTTCTTGTGTCTGAGTGTGACTGCTAGGTCGTAGTCCATGTCTAGATGCACTGTGTCTGTCTGATGCTGTGGTGATGATGCGAAGCGTGCGAGATATTCGGCTTGTGTCTCGCCGAACATGGTGACGAGTGACTGGTGATGTGCCTGATATACAGGTATCGCGCCGTCTGCTTTAAAGCAGGGAAGTCGTCGATATCGGTTGCGCACTATGAGAGTGTTTGAGTCGTTGATCGTAAACGGTGAGATGATGCAGCCTTTCGGCTTGTCAGGTGTGTCATGCAGTTTGCATGCGTGCGTCGTCACTGACTGAAACGGGCATCGGCGGTTCACTGGTGCGACTCGACCTGTGCTGTCGTCGATATGTGCACCGTGTTTGCGTAGCCGTATCGCTTCGGCAGGTGTGACGACGACTGCGATGCCGGTCGGGTCGGTGGTACTGCGACAGCATCGAGCCTGACAGACATCTCTAATAAAGTCTGGCGTGCATGGGTGAAACGGCTGTTGCATGGCCGCGAGATTTACTTTGATGCGTGTCATCACTCGATGACTTCGCGCCACTCTGCATGTGATAGTGCGAGCACTCTGTCGCCATCTAGTGCGCACCATGTAGGCGCGTCACTATCACAGACACAGCCGACGATGCGATCGGTCGATGTGATCACCGTGTCACAGGTCAGGCATCTGATCTGTCTCATACACCGCACATGCCTTGACACTCTTGATCGAACAGGCTGTCTTGCCCCTGCTCTGATAAAGTACGCAAATCTACTTCGTCTAATGGCTTCATTTGTCTATGCAAGAACGCTGTGCCGTAGAAACGACCACCTGACTGCAGGTGTGATCTGATCTGATGATCAAACTGTACCGCATCAGCCCACTCTGCAGGCATACCGTCGCGCAGATGTCGCCACTCGTTGTCACTTTTGAAAGGGCAGCCGATACATGCTGATCGCGGTGGTCTGTCATAACCATGATCAGTGCACCAGTCAATGCAGTCCTGTCTAGTCATTTTTCGATCTATAAGTGGATACTCATTTCGCAGCCAACTAAATGCAGGGTCTCTCATGCGTTGCGACTCGTCGTATGAGATGCCGATCAGTGTCGTGCCTAGATGACCCTGATGTCTCTGACCTTTGGAGAGACCACACAGTTCTCTTTGCTTTCGCAAGAGTGGCTGTATCTTATATTCGTTCGTGCACTGCCTGCGCACCATACCTTTCTTCCCATCATCGGTCTGCATGAACAACGGCATTGACGCAAATCGTTTACTAGGTGTCAGTGCGTCTTCTCGAATGTTGCCAGCAGAGACCATGTGGAACGGTATGCCAGCACGAGAGATTTGATTTTTTAGTGTTTCTAGATGTGAATAAACAGCCTTCGGTTCCCAACCTGTGTCGGCAAAGATGATGTGATCGACTGGCTCGATGTGGCCGTGCAAAATCATATAAAGCAGAGTTGTGCTCTGCACACCTGCGCCGAGAGATAAAAACCTAAGTGGTCTAGTCACAACTCAACACCTTGTTGCAAATGCAGTGTGAGTCGGTCGATGCGTGCAGCCTGATCTCTGATAGTCATCTCTAGGCGTATGCACTCGGCCATGAGTAGATCGTAAGATGCGCGTGCACGCTCTGTCTCTGCTCGTGACTCGTCTCGTGACTCTCGCAGTCGCTCGATCGAGACTTGCATCTCATCGACTCTCGACTGCCAGTGCTGAATCTCAGCCTGTGCGCTTTCGCTCATGTGCTCGCCTTTCTATCTCGTGTTGTAGTGCACTGATGGTGCGCATCAGTGTTTCTTCCTGCTCGCCGCGCACGAACACCTTCTGCAGAAATTGCACAGCGTTCATGAGATCGACAGTCTTTATCATCGTGACCCTTTCTAGAGTCTGCCATCTTATATCTCATACCATGACATCGCGAAGCATCTCGACGACCTGCCGATCGGCGATCTCTGTCTGACCTGTCAGGGTATCCATCATGGTGCGCTCTAGCATCGAGCGACCATGACGGGTCGGCTTGATGTGCTGTCGCCATGTGTTTACCGTCTGCACAACACCAAACGCAGTGCCTTTATATGGTGCGCATCTGTAGTCTGTCTTATACATGTCGAGCAGGGTTGCTCGCGTGTTAATGGCGCGTGTCTGTGACTGCTGACTCTCGCCATCTCGTGACGGCACTAGAGTCTGCAGGAATCGGTCGATGTTCCTGTCGCTGACGCTGACTGACATCAGTGTCTCGATCTCTCTGCTGAAGTCGTCGCTCAGTGTGTGCACGATGTTTAGAGCCTGTCGAGCATCGCCGAGCCGTAGATGTGACTGTGATGTGTGACGCACAGTGATCTGCTCTGTCTGCTCTTTGAGAGCGGTGTGTCTGGTGTTGTCACAGACCACGATCGTGCAGGTGCGCTTGTATAGTGTCGCGATCTCGCCGTTGAATGATGTTGTGGCGAGCAGATGCGGTCGAAACTCTACGCCTGCAGCCACACAGTTCTCAGGCATCTCTACCTGAACCCAGCCGACTGCACCGCCTTTGAGCACGCCTGCTGTGCCGATCTGTAGATCGTCGTCGAGCAGATTACTCACATCGTTGAGCAGCCACTCGTCATACTGGTGTGGCTGATATGACTTTGACGGTACGCCGAGCACCTGCCATGTGTCGTCACGCACGATCGCTTTGCGATTCGGCACTTCGATCATTTGGCCTTCAGGTGTGGTGATGTGCATCGGCATCTCTACTGCGTGCCATGCGAATAGTCTGCGTCGCACATCTTCGACAGGTATCGCGCCGGTGTAGTGATTTGGCTCGATGCCTTGTAGGTCTTGCTTGTAGTGCCATGCTGTACCGCGCTGATCAGTAAAGCCGATCAGGGTCTGTGTGTTTAGGTGGTCTAGTGTCTCTCTGCTCATTGTCTGCTTCCCTTTCGATAGATGTTGATGATTAGTAGTACACACAGGGTCATCGAGATGATGAACCCTGTCATAGATGGCATCGGCTGATAGGCATCTGGCTCGTCTGCACCGCCTGCGCACATCAGCGCGATGACAAATAGCAGACCTGCGATGGTCATCTTCGTTCTCTGCCATCGTGCCCAGTCTGTAACGCGCATCATGGTCGCACCATGTCAGTCAGATAGTTGCCGAACGGTGTCTGTCGTGTCACTGTGATGACTAGATCATCGTCACTCAATCCTGCTGTGGCGTTCTGATGCCAGTCGAGCCACATCACCTGACGCGATCTGACTGCTCTGACAGTCTCTAGTTTTTCGATCATCATGATTTGCCTGCTGTCAGTGTCAGTGCTGTGGATTCCCAGCCGAGCACGACTGCATCGCTGTGGTTCTGTATCGCGTCGATGATTTGATCTGTGGCCGCGCTCTGTGCTCTCTCATCTGTATCGTGCTCATCGCACAGATAGTTAGGCACAGCGACAGTCAGAGTGATCTGAGTCATCGTGTGATCGTTCGGTATCTTCTTCATGGCTTCCCTTCTGTAGTTGTGGATATGACTCTAGTGTCAGCCTGTCGCACAGATGCTTTGAGATGCGGTGTGTGATAGTCAGGTGTCGGGCTACCACAGTTCGTGCAGTGCGATAGCGATGCTTTGATCGGCTTGACGCATGACCAGCAGGTGACATCTCGTGGAATCGCAGTCGGCTGATATGTCTCACGGTAGGCGATGCCATGCACCTTTATAGTGTGCAGTGACAGATCAGTCGCTCTGCTCTCGGTGTGATCACAGAGTAGACAGGTATATGTCTTCCGAGCCACTAGGCGACTTTTTTGGTGCGCACTGGTGACATTTCGACAGTGATGCTCATCTCTGACTGTGTGAGTGAGATCACTAGGTAGCCTTTGCGACCTTTCGCGATCTGTGTGATGCTCT